CGTCAAGGTACCCCGAGCGGGCGAAGCGGGCGGGGTATATATTCCAGCGGGCATAGTTATTTTTTGGGCGTAGTTATTTTTCAGGCATAGTTATTTTGTGTTATTCAAAAACTGTGTTACATTCCGCCCATCCACATGGAGTGCCTCTTTCCTCTATGACTTTGCGAATCACGCCTGAAAAAACTGTGCCATATCCGGATAGCCTTGAACCGGAGGTGGCGTCGACTCTGCGCGAAAACATGCAGATTGCTGCAAACACCGCCGCCGTGTTAGAAGGCTTGGGTGCAAATTTTGACGATGACGCCGCTGCCGCTGAAGAAGCCAATGAGGTGTTTAAGAACTTTGCCGACCTCGCTGCGCAACAGTTCAACGAGGCGATGCAAGAGCCGCCGAAGAACAAAGGCGGACGCCCGCGCAAACATCCACTGCCATCTCTGACGATTGACAAAAATCCGATATCGCTGGAGCGCCCATCTGTCGCTGCCCGCATCGGCACAATGCTCAGCGAGTACAACAATCAGTTTGTTGCTGACGCTGCACAAATGCGTTTGGTCGTGACGAACAAGTTGCTTGACTTGGCCAGCTGCGGTGATCCAAGAATTGAAATTAAAGCCACAGAGATGCTGGGCAAGATTTCAGATGTCGGATTGTTCTCTGAGAAAACTGAAATCACTGTCACCTACAACAAGGTGGAGGATTTGGATGAGGCGATCAAGGACAAGATCAGGAAGATGATGCGGCTGCATGCCGTGGATATCTCACCAATCGAGGTGGATGTGGAAGCTGCATTCGGTAAAGCGGAAGTTTTGGAAGACGTAACACCCAAAGAGGAGCCAGATGACAGCGCAAGCGTCTGACACACTCGATCCGGAGTTTAAAGTTCTGCTGGCGCAGTTGGATAAACTGCCTGATTCGCAGAAAATGATTATTTTGCAAGACTTAGAGCGTCGTGAGCAGATGCTGGAGAAGAAACTTGCACAAGATACGTTCATGGGGTTCGTTAATAAGGTGTGGCCAGAGTTTATTTCGGGCAGACACCACAAGATTATGGCCAAAGCGTTTGAGCGAGTAGCCAACGGGGAGTGTAAAAGGCTGATTATCAACATGCCACCCCGCCATACGAAGTCGGAGTTTGCGAGTTACCTTCTCCCAGCGTGGTTTTTAGGTAAATACCCTAACAAAAAGGTGATCCAGAGCTCAAATACGGGTGAATTGGCGGTTGGATTCGGTCGAAAAGTGCGAAATTTGGTCGATTCAGAGACTTACAAGGCAATTTTTCCGAATTTGGAGCTGCAACAGGACTCAAAAGCGGCTGGTAGGTGGAACACCAGCAAGGGTGGCGACTATTTTGCGATTGGTGTAGGCGGAACGGTCACCGGCAAGGGCGCAAACCTGCTGATTATTGACGACCCGCACTCAGAACAGGAAGCCGCGCTCGCCGCGACGAACCCGGATGTGTTTGATAAGGTGACGGAGTGGTATACGTCAGGCCCGCGTCAGCGTTTGCAGCCGGGCGGGGCGATCGTGATTGTGATGACGCGCTGGGCTCAGCGGGACTTGACGGGCCAAGTGCTCAAAGCAGCAGCGGCGCGAGGTGGTGAGCAGTGGGAGGTGATTGAGTTTCCCGCCATCATGCCTTCGGGTAAACCCCTATGGCCAGAGTTCTGGTCGCTGCATGAGTTAGAGGCGTTGCGTCAGGAACTTCCGAACGCGAAGTGGCAGGCGCAGTATCAACAGAACCCTGTGGGTAACGAGTCGGCGATTGTGAAGCGTGATTGGTGGAAGTGGTGGGAAACTGACACGCCGCCGCAGTGTGACTACATTTTGCAGGCTTGGGATACGGCGTTTGAGAAAAGTCAGAGGGCTGACTATTCAGCGGGCACGACGTGGGGGGTGTTTATCAACGACGAGGATAACTCGACGCCCAACATTATTTTGCTCAATACGTACAAGAAACGGGTTGAGTGGGTGGAGCTCAAGAAAGATGTGTTCAAGGAATACGAAGAGTGGGAACCTGACAGTGTGTTGATTGAGAAAAAGGCGACAGGTGCGCCTCTAATCTATGAGCTCAGAGCGATGGGGATTCCGGTGCAGGAGTACACGCCCAGTAGGGGCCAAGACAAAATTGCCCGCTTGAACTCGGTCTCAGACATAATTGCGTCTGGGAAAGTGTGGTTACCGCGCACGCAGTGGGCTGAAGAATTGGTTGACGAAGTAGGTTCGTTCCCGTCAGGCGAACACGATGACTTGGTTGACTCGATGACGCTTGCACTGATGCGGTTCCGCCAAGGCGGGTTCCTCCGATTGCCGTCGGACGAGCCAGAAGAGATCAGATATTTCCGCAGCAAGAAAGCTGCGTTCTACTAAGGATTGATATGGCAACGAATATGTTCCCCTCACTGTCGCAAGCCCCGCTGGGCTTGGATGCGCTGGCGCAACCAGAAGATATTGCAGAAGGCCCGGGCCTTGAGATTGCGATTGAGAATCCAGATGGCGTGCAGATTGGCATCGACGGCATGATGATTGACTTGATGCCCAAAGAAGAAGAGGGAGATTTTAACGCCAACTTGGCCGAGGACATGGACGAGGGTGAGCTTCAGAAAGTTGCGAGTGACTTGCTGGAGATGGTGGATGCGGATATTAACAGTCGCAAAGACTGGGTTGAGATGTACGTTAAGGGTCTTGATGTTCTGGGGATGAAGTATGAAGAGCGTACCGAACCGTGGCTTGGGGCTTGTGGAGTATTCAGCACTGTTCTTACCGAAGCTGCCGTTAAATTCCAGAGCGAGACTATTATTGAGACTTTCCCGGCTGCGGGCCCCGTCAAAACTGAGATTGTTGGGGCGATTGACAAGCTTAAAGAAGAAGCAGCAGAGCGTGTCAGAGATGACATGAACTACCAGCTCACCGAGGTGATGCAAGAGTATCGCCCTGAGCATGAGCGCATGTTGTATAACTTGGGCCTCGCGGGCAGTGCGTTCAAGAAGGTGTATTTTGATCCGTCGCTTGATCGTCAGGTAGCGATGTTTATACCTGCTGAAGACATTATCATTCCCTACGGCGCGTCGAGCGCAAACACATCTGAGCGCCTTACGCACATCATGCGTAAGACCAAGAACGAGGTGCTCAAGTTGCAGGTGGCTGGGTTCTACCGCGACGTGGAGTTGGGTGAGCCGCAGACTATTCACACTGATGTGGAGAAGAAAAAAGCCGAGGATCAAGGTTACTCATTGACTGATGATGATCGGTTCCAGATTCTTGAGATACACGTTGATTACGACTTGGCGGGCTACGAGGATGAGGATGGCATCGCTCGTCCGTACGTCATCACTATTGAGCGCGGTACAACAAAGGTGTTGGCCATCCGCCGTAACTGGGAAGAAGACGATAAGAGAAAACTCAAACGCCAACACTTCGTACAGTATACGTACGTGCCCGGCTTCGGTGCGTATGGTCTGGGTCTGATTCACTTGATTGGTGGCTACGCCCGTGCGGGTACAAGTTTAATCCGCCAGTTAATTGATGCGGGTACGTTGTCTAACTTGCCCGGTGGCTTGAAGGCCCGTGGCCTGCGCATCAAAGGGGATGACACTCCGATCACTCCCGGCGAGTGGAGAGATGTGGACGTGCCCAGTGGTGCAGTGCGTGACAATATCATGCCCTTGCCGTACAAAGAACCCAGTCAAGTTTTGGCGACGTTGCTTGATCGCATCACAGAAGAAGGTCGTCGTCTGGGTTCTATTGCGGACATGAACGTGAGTGACATGGGGGCAAACGCTCCTGTGGGCACAACACTGGCTTTGCTTGAGCGTCAACTCAAGACAATGAGTGCGGTACAAGCGCGGGTTCATTATTCGATGAAGCAGGAGTTCCAGCTTCTGCGGGACATCATCCGTGATAACGCACCACAAGAATACAGTTTTGATCCAGCGTCTGGTGACCGCAAGGCCAAGCGTGAAGACTACGACATGGTCGAGGTTATTCCAGTCAGCGACCCGAACAGCGCGACGATGGCCCAGAGGATCATGCAGTATCAGGCTGTGATTCAGTTGTCGCAGGGTGCGCCGCAGATTTACAACTTACCCGAGTTGCACCGCCAGATGATCGAGGTGTTGGGCGTGAAGAATGCTGAAAAGCTGGTGCCCACTGATGATGACTTGAAGCCTCGTGATCCGGTTAGCGAGAACATGAGTTTCTTGACGGCCAAGCCGACAAAGGCGTTCATTGCACAAGACCACGATGCACACATTGCTGTGCACATGTCGATGATTCAAGACCCGGTCATTATGTCGCAGATTGGCCAGAACCCGATGGCGCAGCAGATGCAAGCTGCCATCATGGCCCACGTTGCTGAGCACGTTGCGTTCCAGTACCGTAACAAAGTTCAGGAACAACTCGGCGCGACACTGCCCGAACCTGATGCTGAGTTGGACGAACAGACTGAAGTTCAGTTGTCCAAACTTGTGGCGCAAGCCGCGACGCAGTTGCTCCAGATGGACAAGGCCAAGGCCGCGCAGCAGCAAGCTCAAGCACAAGCTCAAGACCCGATCATCCAGATGCAGCAGCAAGAGTTGCAGATCAA